TAAAAATGAATATTACAAAAGCTAAGTATTTTCAAAACAACGACCAAAATATAAGTGTTAATACTACGATAGACGGAGTAGATTTTTCAGTACCGATAGACACAAAGAATCGTCATTATCAAGCAATTCTTGAGTGGGTTGATGAAGGTAACACAATAGAGGAAGCAGACTAATGGGCAGTGTAGTAATCAGTGGAGCAACGTCAGGGGCAATAACTCTAGCAGTACCTGCGGAGGCCGGAACTAGAACGCTGACTTTACCTGCTGCGACAGGGACAATGGCTATAACTACAGATACACCAACTGCACTCTCAACAGCAAGCGGTTCTGCACCGAGTTATTCTGCTAGAGCGTGGGTAAACTTTAACGGCACGGGTACAATAGCAATTAGAGATAGCGGTAATGTAAGTTCTGTTACGGACGCGGCGACGGGCAACTATAGTGTAAATATAGCTGAAGATATGAATGATGGAAATTATGCTGTTGTTGCTATGATTGGTAGAGAAGAAGCAGGACGCTCATGCAGTAATAGATTTGATTCAGACAACACTACTGGAGCTACAAGAGTATATAGTTATCTTGAAAATGGTACTGCAGTAGATGTTAGTTTGTTTAGCGTTATTATTTTAGGATAAATTATGGATAGAAGAATAGTGTATACGCAAGACGATGGGACAGTTGCTGTCATAGTGCCTGCCGTATCAATAGAACTTGCACTAAAAGATGTGCCAACTGGCAAAGAGTATCACATTGTAGATGTAGCAGACATACCTTCAGACAGAACATTTAGGGACGCATGGCGATGGGAATAACTGTAAATTTAGCTGCGGCAAAGACACTTACAAAAGAAAGACTGCGTAACGAGCGTAAACCTTTATTAGATGCACAAGACATTTTGTTCCAACGTGCATTAGAAACTTCTGCAAGTACAACCGCTATTGTGGCAGAGAAAAAAAGACTAAGAGACATAACAGATCAAGTAGATGCCTTATCTTCTCTTGATGATTTAAAAGCACTTTCTTGCTAGAAGGCTTAACTATGGATTTAGACAAACAAATTTTCGACTGTCTCGCTAGAGTAGAAGCTCATGAAGCTCGCTGTGAAGAGCGAGATAGATTTATCTTTACTAGATTAGAGAAGATAGAAAAACATCTTGAAGAGTTGAACAACAGACTTTTAAAAGGTGCAGTCATTTTAATAACAGGTATGGCTACTTTTATAGTAGCCGTAATGGGGCCATTTAATTAAATGTCTTTGTTGGATTCGGGAAAGGGTTGGGGAAGAAAAGCCTGGAGTTCTGGAGCTTTTGGTTTCAATCACCTTGCAGGGACGGTTACTGCAGACGTTAAATATGCAAAGCTTAAAAAGCTTCGTAGACAGCAAATTAGGGAAAGGGACGATGAGGAAGTGCTTGCACTAATGATGTTGACAATAATACGAGGCAGTTGATGATGGATACAGAAGAGATATTAAAATATGAGAAGATGTTTGAAACACTACACTCAGAAGGTTGGGATTTAATTCGTAATCGTTTAGTAGAGATGTTTAACGCTCAGAACAACGTACTTGCAATAGGAGACGAAAAGTCTTTCTGGCAAGCTAGGGGTTCGTTAGGGATGTTACACCTTATCATCGAATTTGAAGATGCTTTACGGGCTGAGACAGCCCAAGAAGAGGAGATTGAAGATGATCTTGAATGATTACAAATGTAATTCTTGCAGAGCAATATATGAGTATTGGTCTGCAGACGAAACAGTAAAGTGCAAAGATTGCTCTGATACTGCTTCAAAAATTATGTCAGGCGGGAATTTCTCATTACCTGGCATAGACACAGGCTTTCCTACTGCTGCCGATAAATGGGCTAGGAGACACAGGAAAGCTAATCACGCCGAGTTAAAAGAACTAGGCATACCTACATAATCCCCTTTTATAAGGTTAAGATTGGAGAAATAAAAAATGGCAAATCCTATAGTAGAGCTAGAAGAAGATTTTACAGATATTGATAGTGTAAAGTTAGCTGAAAGCTTGAGTCAAGAACGGGAACCAGAAAACGAAGTTATTACAGAGATAGCTAACAACGCTAAAAAAGAAGAGGCTCAACTACCCCCAAAGTTTGAGGGTAAAAATGTAGACGAAATAGTAAAGTCGTATGCTAATCTTGAGCAGCAATTTGGAAGGCAAGGTAGCGAACTGGGAGAACTTCGGAAACTAGCCGACAGCTTGATACAAAAAAATCTACAGGATACCAGCAATACAAGATCAGAATCTCTTGAGAAATCTATTTCTGAAGATGATTTTTATAGCGATCCTGTTAATGCTGTACGTAAAGTAGTAGAAGAGGCGTTAGAGCCGATGAAGAGTAATCTATCTCAAACAAAGGTAGACTCTACGGTACAAAGACTTCAAGCCAAACACCCAGATATGGCTGACGTTGTTAATGACTTAGGTTTTCAACAATGGATTATGGAGTCTACGCCACGACAAGACATGTGGGTTAAAGCGAGTAACGGAGATTTTGAATATGCCGATGAACTGTTTACACAGTACAAAGGCAATAATACATCTCAAGTGCAAGCACAAAAAGAGCAGAAACAAGTTGTTAAAAACAGAGAACTTGAAGACGCTTCTTCTGTATCTGCGGGAGCATCGCAAGATGCTGGTGGGTCATCAGGGAAAACGATTTATCGTCGCTCTGAGTTGATACGCCTCAAGATGAACGACCCCACTAGATACGGTGATTTACATGGAGAAATTATGCAAGCGTATGCAGAAGGCAGAGTTCGTTAATTTATCCAAGTTTTAATTTTAATCTAATATAGGAGAATATGGCATGGCCCTCGGCACAGCACATATGACGACTACCACTCATACTAAATTTATTCCTGAGTTGTGGTCAGACGAAGTAGTAGCGGCATACAAGAGCAATCTTGTACTCGCAAATTTAGTTACCCGAATGAACCACAGTGGTAAAAAGGGTGACACCATTCACATTCCAAAGCCAACTAGAGGCGCAGCTTCTGCAAAAGCAGCGCAAACTGAAGTAACTCTTATTGCTGCAACTGAAACTGAATTAACAATTTCTATTGATAAGCATTTTGAGTATTCTCGTATGATAGAGGATATACTAGAAAAGCAAGCTTTGTCAAGTATGAGAACTTTTTATACTGATGATGCTGGTTATGCGCTTGCTAAACAAGCGGATACTCACCTTTGGTTGCAAGCTTACACGTTGGGTGGTGGTACTATCAACACTGTTAGTTCTGGAACTACTACTGACTTTGGTACTGCTGGAACTGTAATTGGTTCTGACGGTTCTACTGCGTTTGACGCAGGTAACGATAACGCAGCAGCACTAGCTGACGCGGGTATCAGAAAAGTCATTCAGACTCTTGATGACAACGACATTCCTATGTCAGATAGATTCTTCGTTATTCCACCTGTGGAGAAGAAAAATCTAACTGGGCTAGCTCGATTTACTGAGCAAGCGTTCGTAGGTGAAGCTGGAGCAGGAAACTCTATTAGGAACGGCTTAGTTGGAGATGTATACGGAATCCCTGTATATGTATCTACTAACTGTCCTACAGATACTGAAGGCTCCCAAGACGCTAGATTGTGCTTAATGGCACATAAATCTGCGTTGGTAATGGCTGAACAGATGTCTGTCCGTACACAGACTCAGTACAAACAAGAATGGTTAGGAGACTTGTTTACTGCTGATACTATCTACGGTACAGGTGAACTCCGAAACGATGCTGGCATTAAAATTGCTGTCGTTGCGTAATAACTTACGGGGAGGCAGTAATGTCTCCCCCTTTATTTAGGAGGAAATCTTATGTCTAGGTTATCAGGTATTCCAGTTGTAGAAGCAACTTGGGATGCAGCGAGTATTGCAGATGGAAACGAGGTGGCTGTAGATGTTACAGTACCAGGAGCAGCTTTAGGCGATTTTGCCTTAGCTTCTTTGTCTCTTGATGTAGCAGACTTAGTTCTAAGTGTCGCAGTCACGGCTGCAGACACGGCAACTGCCGTATTAGCTAATAATACAGGTGGTGCAATAGACTTAGGTTCTGCAACTTTAAGTGTTTACGTTATTCCAAAGAGCGTAATTTAATTTAAATGGGGGTGTAAAACCCCCTGTTTTTAAGGAGGAATCTACATGTCATCTACTGCGGTTACATTATTAGACGTTGTTAATAAGATTCTTATTCGGTTAAGAGATCAAGCTGTATTGTCTGTAACAAGCTCAATAACAGCAACAGGCGGCGCACCAGCCTACACCGACACTATTGTCCGACTAGTTAATGACGCAAAGAGAGAAGTAGAGGATTCTTTTGATTGGATAGCATTACAAGACACTATTACAATAGCGACAACAAGCGGTACAAATATGTACAATTTAGAGAACGGTAGTCAAAGTCTCTATACTAATCAAAGAAGTAGGGTATTAGACGTATACAATACGACTACTGATGTAAGACTAGCACCAAGACCTTATGAATTATTAAGGCAACAGAATCAACTAAGCTCTAGGACTGACCAAGAGCCATACGCATACGCTGTCTCTGGTGTCAGCGCAACTCAATCATTAAAAATGATGTTGTACTCAACTCCAGACGCAACATACTCTCTTTCTGTAGAGTGTGTTATTCCTCAAGACGAGTTAACAGCAAATACAGACTATTTCAAAGTAAACTGGTATCCAGTCTACCTTAGAGCTTTAGCTCTTGCTATTAGAGAACGAGGCGAAGACGAAGGAGAACTAAGTTCTGAAGTTCAAAGCGCTTACGAGAAGTCTTTAGGAGACGCTATAGCTTACGAACAGACTCACAAGTGGCAAGGTCAAGGTGGTGGTGACTGGGTTGTTTATGGAGATTTTTAACTTATGAGTAGTCAACTACAGTCTCTAGTATTACGGGCACCAGGAATGTACGGGCTTAACTTTGAAGGTGAAACTTATCAAGAATCACCTATCTTTGCAGAAGTCGCAGAAAACATTGCTTACGACTCAGCCGGAAGGTTAACAAACAGAAAAGGGTTTGACGGACTTACTAATGGCCACGCTAACGGATTAGGTTACGAAGACGTTGGAGACAACCCAATAACAACTGTTACAACTGCAGGGCTTACAGGTCGTCTTACAATAGCAGATACTGCTCACGGACAGGTTACAGGAGATTTTGTAACAATTAGTGGGGCCGTACCTCCTTCTCCCTCCTCTCTCTCTC